GCATGGGCCAGCGCCAGCGTCTGGTTAACTTCAAGCATCACCGGATTAACCCCGCTGCAGGAAACCCGCCAAAGGGCAACTCGGCATTCGCGCCATAGCGCTTCTGGCAGGACACGAGGCGTTTGCCACAGGCGTCTTGCGCACGCGAGCTCACGGCTTCGTCATTGGCATTGAAGTAACCAGTGCAGGTGTAACCACATTCAGAGCCACGGTAGAGCCAGGGGCAGACGTTTTGCACGATCTGCCGCCGGGGCAGAGACACCCCTTCCAGATCAAAGGCAGCGGCCAACTCGAACTCGACCACATCCCGGGTTTCACGCGACTTGCGGTCAATGAAATACACATCGTCGGCGAATTCAGCCGTGGCGTCCGCTGTCGGGTTGGCCCCAGAGACAAAGTTCACCGCATCCAGGTACTTCAAGAGCGTGCGCTTTCTGGTGACTTTGGCCCCCACCAGGTCCTGGTAGGACAGGATGAGCGCGGTGATGCTGCCTGTGACGTTGGCCACCTTCAGTTTGGGGCGAGGCATCTGACCGTTGCCGTTGAACTCGAAGCCTTCAGCCTGGATGGGAAACGGCTCGTAAGTGTTGCCCTGCCAGACCACCTGACGGCGCAGCTCATTTGTTCCCGCGTGAAACCGCACCACCCCCTCATTGAAGAGAGACAGGTCCAGCACAAAGAGCTCGATGACCGCACTTGGGGCCAGCTTCTGTATTTCTGAGGTGATTGCTTGGCTGGTCATGACAGATCAAACACCTGCCGGAAGGTGGCGTGGATGTTTTCCAGATTGGGTTCTTCGATGCTGCGGCTCCACTCCTCACAGAGGAACTTGCCTGAAATGCCGCTCGGGGTGGTCCAGTCAAAGGACTGCACCGCGCCCCGTGCGCGCAAAAAGTTGTCGATTGCAGCAGCCTCTACCGTGGACTTGCCCCGGAACTCGAGCGACCAGACCTCGGGCTGGGTGTTGATGCCGTAGGCCAGGCGCTGCTCGTAGCCGTCCCCGAAGGAGACCTTGCGGACATTGGGTTTGACGGTGAGGGACGCCCCGATCGAGGCGATCCAAGTGAATGTCGCCATGGAAATCCTTCAATTGATCACTGCCGACGCGGGTCTAGCAGGCCACCGGCCCGCTTCTGGTTGAGCAACTCCTGGCGCACCGCGCTGGAAATCGCACGCCCCAGGTCATTGCCCTGCCCCGCACTGCTGGTCATGCCACCCTCGGCCACATTGACCGAGATGTTGAAAACGTCCCCGCCCCCGGAGGCGGACTGGTTCACGGTCACGGGGATCGAGCGGCCATCTGGCAACGGCACATAGGCTTCAGCCATGGATCCCTCACCAAAGACCGCCAACTGCGGCGTGGTGGCCACCCCGCCACTGGCGTATGCCCGCAGCGGCAAGGGTCCCGACGAGGTCATGACCCCGCCATCGGCAAAACCGAACAGACTGCCGAGTGCTTTGGCCATGGGCAGCGTGACCGCGCGCTGGATCTGGATGCGGATCAGGTCCGAGATGATGGAGGTGGCCAACGACTTGAAATCCAGCTTGCCCGTCATCACAAAATTGGTGAGCGCATCGGTCATGCCGTTGAAGGCCTTGGTGGTCACCGCCTCCATCTGCTTGCCCACCTGCTCAGTTTCTTCACCGAGGGTGCGCAGCGCCTTGGCAAATCCAGCGCCTGGGTCTGACAACTCCAGCGCCCGTTGACCCAGTAGCTTCGCGCCATCGGCCGCCTGACGGGCAGCTTCTTCGATGCGTCGGAAGGATTCGGCCAACTTGTCATTGCCCGGGGTGGCCTCCACCAACTCCCGGGCCTTGGCTGCAAAGTCGGCCAATTCATCAGCACTGGACTTGCGGGCATCGGACAAGCGCCTCAAGGCATCGATCTCGCTGATCGAGCCAGTCTCGCGCAGGACCTTGATCTGCTCCTCGGTCGAGCGCAGCTGACCCTGGCTCCTGGCCACCTGCTCCTGCAGGTCCTTGAGCGTTTCGCCCGGCAGCTTGATCTCGCGCTCGAGGTTGGACTGCTGGGCCTCGCGCTCGAGCTTTTCTCGGCGCATCGTGATCTCCGAGAGCTTGTCCTGGAGCTTCAATTTATCCTGGGTGGTCTTGGCTACAGTGGCCAAGCCCCGTTTCAGGATCGACTCTTCCTGGGCATACAACTCGCCCAGACGGTCCGTGAATTCCTGCTGAGCGTTCAGCCGTGCCTCGCTGGCTTCCTTGTAGCTGATGTAACCCTGGCCCTCGTACAGGTCGATGATCTTTTGCCGGTCCTTCAGGAGGCCCGTCTCGACATCCGTCAGCCCTTGCAGCTGCTTGATGTCACTCTCGATCTTGGCCATGGCCGCAGCAGTAAGCGCGCCCGTGGCCGAGTTGTAGTTCAGTTTGGGCTTGGCCGCCTCACCGGCTGCTTCGGTCTCCCCCCGGTTGATGGCATCGAACCGTTCCTTGACCGCGTCCGCCAGCAGCGGCATCTTCCACAAATCAACGTATGTCTGGTTGGCCTTCTCGACGATCGCATTGCGTTTTTCCAATGCGGTCTTGAGGGTGGCCTGGTTCTCCTCGGAGAACGGGTTCAGACCCTTGCCACCGGCCAAAAAGGTGCCGAGCAACTCGATATCGGCCCAGACCGCCTCGAAGCTGCCCATGACCGCCTTGGCCATTTGGATCACACCGCGCAGCGCATCGATCACGATCGCAATGCCGTAGGCCGTGTCCTGCGCCCAGGTCTTGAGCGTGCCGTCATCCCGCAGCTTGACCATGGCGTCGGCCGTGTTGTGCGTGCCCAGCATCACGGCCTTGAGCTCGCCCACCAGTTCTTCAAGGGCAGGGAGCGCCGCCGTCACGATGGTCTGGGCCACGAAGTTGTGCTCGGCCCGCATCCGGCCCATGGCCTTGGAGGCTTTCTCAGCCGACTCGATCTTGGCCTCTGTGAGCCGGATGTTCAGATCCTGGTTGGCGGCCAGGTCCTTGAGGAATGGCAGCAAACCTGCACCGGACTTGCCGAACAGTTCGAGCGCAATGGCCGTCTTGCCTGCCCCGTCCTCGAAGTTAGACAGTTTCAGGGCAATGTCGTTCATGACCTCGGCCGGATCGCGCAGGTTTCCTCCCGCATCCTTGGCCTTGATACCCAGAAACTGCAGGGCCTGCGAAGCCCCTTTGGTCTCATCGTCCACCCCGGCCAGCCCCTTGGAGAGCTTGGTCAGACCCACCCCGATCTGCTCCATGGCCACGCCTGAGATGGTGGCCACCGGTGCAAAACCGGACAGCGCCGTGGCGCTCGCCCCGGTCTGCTCGGCCAGATCCTGCAGAGCGGCCACCGTTTCCAGCGTGTGCATGACCAGCTCTTTGAGCGCGCCCACCGATTCCACGCCAATGGCGATCGCAAAGGTGGTTTTGGCGACTTCGGCGACTTTTTCCAGCGAACCACGCATGGATTCGGCGTGGCGCTCCAAAAGCAGCGCACTCTTGCCCAAATCCTCCCGGAAATCGGCCGTTTCCGCTGCGAGTTTGACGACCAGGGAGCCGATATCAGCCATGTTTCAGCACTTTGTGAGCGAACATGGCCTTGAAACGGGCCACATTGAGCTGGGTTACATCTTGGGGTTGGGTCGCCTTGGGCTTGTCCAGGAAAGGCATGAAGTCCTCAGGCCTGAACGGCCCCGCATCCTTGGCCCGGTGGGCATTGGCAAAGGTGGAGGCCACCACACCACTCCTGTTCGGCCTCTTCGGCATCCTCTTCCTCCACCATGTTCAGCGGGCGAAGGGGCGAATCCAGGCCATTCAGCGGATTGAGGTTTTCTGCGATGCGGGCCTCGTTGCGGGTGAGCCAGCCGTTTTGGATGCCGCTTTGGTAATACGCGGAGCGGCTAGCCGCGTCACCGCGCATGAGGTTGCCGAAGTCGAATTCGACTTCCAATTGATCGCCGTCCAGCATCAAATCTGCTTCGATCGACGCCTCCCAGCGCTCGGCCCATGGCGTCATGGTGTGCATGACGAACTCCAGGCTTTGCTGCTCGATGTTCGAAAATGTCGCCCGATCTAAATCGGCAATCATGTGTGGTGGCACACGGAACAACCGGGCAATGTCTGTTATTTGGAACTTGCGCAGCTCCAGGAACTGGGCGTCCTTGTTCGTGACGCCCACCTCATGGAACTTCATGCCGTTTTCCAGCACGAGCACCTTACCTCGGTTGGAGCCGGACTGCGCCGCCTGGTAGGAGTCGCGAAACACCCGCTTGGCCTCAGGGTCCTTGAAGGTGCCCGGAAACTCAATCCAGCCGCCCGTGGGCTTGGCGTCGTTCGTGAAAAACCGCGCCCCATAGTCCTGGGCGGCCAGTGCCATCCCGAGGCTTTCTCGGGCCAGCTCGATCGGGCTGATGCCCATCAGCCCGTCTGACGAAAGCCCCCGCAGGTGCCAGATCTGGCCTCGCGGGAATACGGTTTCATCCCCGTTTTGCATCCGTACCCGGTAGCGGAACTCACCGCTGTCCATGAGCTCCATGCGCACCCGGTCGGGGTGGATGGGCATGAGCTCGGTGATTTCCCCTTTGGGGTTGGCGATGATCTTGCAGAAGGCATTGCCTCGTAGGGCCAGGTGCCCCTGCAGCATCTCGCGCCACTCAAAGGGGTTCTGGAACCGGTTGGGCTTGCGAGCCAGCAGGCCATAGAGCCAGTGATCGGTCACCCGGTCCTTGCCGCCGTCCTTGCGCTGGCGGTAAACCACCAGCGGAAGCGAGGCCATGGTCTCGGACAGGATGCGCACGCAGGCGTACACCGCTGCCAGCCGCAGCGCCCCATCGGGCGAGACGCGCATGCCGGAGGCGCTGCGCACCGACACCGGCTCAAAGAAGAAGTCTCCCCAGGGGGAGCGGTCACTGCTTGAGGCTCTGAATCGATCGATGAATGTGAAAAGTCCCATTGCCTCAGAGCACCATCAACTCATAGTCGGATCCGAGCACAACCGAGTCCCCCGGCTTGATCGCCCTTGAGAGGGCCATGATCAGTGCAACGATGCCGTCTATCTTGTTTTCTGCTCGCTCCTTGCGTGGATAAATGTTGTCTTTGACGTCCGTGTGAGCCACCACGTTGCTGGCCATCCAGGCCAATACCGGGTCGCCGTCATGGACGAGCTTCTTTTGCAAGACCAGGGCTTCAAGCGTCTTCATCGGTTCGCTGAAATTGAGCACCGTGGGACGCACCTCGATCATGGGCAGGCCCTCGGAGAGCATCCGGGTGGACAGCTGTGTGGCCTGAAACGGATCGAAGGCCACGGCCTCCACCGAAAATCGGGACGCGATGTCCAGCAGATCGGCCTCGATCCAGCTGAAATCGATCACGTTGCCCGGCGTCACAGACAGGCGTCCGGTATGGGCCCAGCCTTCGTACTGGCTGTTGCCAGCAGCCTGGACCGTGTCCTCTGGCAGGTAGTACTTACCAAACACGACATATGCGTCGGGTGTGTCAGGGTGCTGGAACACCATGACCAGTGCCGCAATGTCCGTCTTGCTGGCCAGGTCCAGGCCCACCCAACAGGGTTGCCCGAGAAACTGGTCCAACTCCAGATCCGGATTGGTGCCCGCATCCCAGGCTCGCATGTCCATCCAGGCCTTGTCCGCGCTCACCCATTCGTTGAGGTGCTTGGTCTTGAAGTTGTTGACCGCGCTGGGCAACTGCATGGCCTTGGCCTGCAGGGGCACCAGGATCTCCTCGCGCACCGAGATGCCCCAGTTGGGGTTGGCCTTGATGAGGGAGTCCTTGGCAGTCCAGTCGTCGCCTTCATCGAGACCATAAATGATCCCGAACTGAGATTCGTCTTCGAACACTCGGTTGAGCAGCTTGGTGACAAAGCTCCTGACCTCGTAACAAATCCCTGAGCGGTTGCTGCCAGCCGTGGTGATCACCCACAGCAGGGAGTTGTCCCTCTTGCCGGTGCCGGTTTCCACAACGTCATAGACCGTTCGGGTCTTGTGGGCGTGCAGCTCGTCAATACAACCGAAGTGGATGTTCAGGCCGTCCAGCGTCGAGCCCTCAGCTGAGAGCGCTTCGAACTTGGAGCCGGTTTGCAAGACATGCATGTTGTGCGCACCGACGTTCACCGCGAACCGATTCCTGAATCCCGGACTCAGGCGTGCCATGGTCTGAGCATCGCCAAAGACGATGCGGGCCTGATCGCGGGTTGTGGCCAGCGAGTACACCTCAGCGCCGCCCTCGCGGTCGGCCGCCAGCATGTACAGCCCCACCGCCGATGACAAGGTGGACTTGGCATTGCCCCGAGGCACCTCGATGTACGACCGCCTGAAACGGCGCTTGCCGTCCGATTTGACCCATCCGAATACCGTGGACAGGATGAACACCTGCCAAGGCTCCAGAACAATCATCCGGCTGGCCAGTGGGCCTTTGACGTGAGGCAGGCGCTCAATGAAAGCGCACAAGTTGTCGGCTGGTCTGTAAGGCCTGCCGTACCGGTCAAGCAGCTCCGGGTTGAACTGGTAGATGCTGCTCTTGCGTTTGAAGCGGACCAGGTCATCGAGTTGGCGCTTGCAAGCCTTCTGAACCCACTCGCAAGTCAGGATCTCTCCCGATACGTAAGCGGTCGGTCAACCCACGTTGACAGCGCACCGATTACGTGATCAGGGACGTCCAGTTG